AATTAGGTGATTGTATCACGCTTCCTTCTTTTGCCAATAACGAGTATGAAACTCAATATTCTATGGCGGTTAGAAGTCAAAAGCAGACTCATATGGTTAATCGTGCTGCTAAATTCAATTACATATGTTCAATTGTTTTATTTGCACTAGCTATCGCATTTACAGTTTTCGCAAACTGGTACATAAGAGGCTTGTAAAATGACGCAAACAGAAAGAGTTATTAAGCACCTAAAGGAATATGGAAGTATCACTCCTTTAGAAGCTATCAGAGAATATGGAATCACTCGTTTAGGTGCAAGGATTTGGGATTTAAGAGACTCGGGGTATGAAATTGAAACTCAAACTGAAACTTCAAAAAATCGGTTTGGAGATAAAACATCATATGCCAAGTACGTATTAAAAGGAGGGGCTAAAAATGAATCTGTATCAAGACACTGAAAAGTTTAGTGTTGAAAAGTATGGAAGTCATGAAGAATGGCTTAAAAAACGTGGTTGTGGAATTGGAGGGTCTGATGCAGCGTGCTTCATGAATTTGAATCCATGGAAAACATTAAATCAGTTGTGGCACGATAAAAAGTTCGGCTCACAACAAATTACAAATGATGCTATCGAGTATGGAAATACTGCAGAGCCATGCTTGAGAACGTTGTTTCAGGCGAAACATCCTGAGTTGGATGTTCAGTATGTTGATAACGTTACATTGGTTTCTAAAGAACATGAGTTCTTGAGATACAGTCCTGATGGATTGATTTACAACAAGGAAACAGGAGAAAGAGGAATCTTAGAAATCAAAACATCTAAGACAGTCAATTCTCAGAGTTTAGCAAAATGGGGGAAAAAAGGAAATGAAACAGTTCCAGATAACTATTATTGCCAAACTTTGGAGGGATTGATTGTAACGGACTTCGATTTCGTGATCTACTGTGCAGAACTAAGATTTGCAGATGGTGATGCACGAATTATTGAGCGTTCCTACAGAAAAGAAGAAGCTCTAGACAGTATGAACGATCTAAAACAAGCAATGTTAGAAAAATGGGATAGGTACTTTATCCAAGATGTAGAACCACCTATCACATTGTCCATATAGAAAAAGAGGAGATGGAAATATGGAATTTAATTTAGAGGTACGTGCACAAAATGGAAAAGTGTACACAAATGCTAGTGAATTATTACCTGATATTCAAGAAGGCTTAAAGCACTACAACTATGTAGTAGATGAAGGCAACTACAAGAAGGCTAAAACAGACAGAACTGCATTAAATAACTTAGTAAAGATTGTCTCAGACAAACGTAAACAAGTTGAGAATGATGTCTTTGCTCAATGGCTACAGGACAAAAAAGACATTATGCAAGTCGAAAAAACTATCAAAGAAGCATCTGATAAATTGGGTGCTGGAATCAATGATATTGATAACGCAGAAAAAGAATTAAAGCGTAATCAAATCAAAGAGTTATGGCTAAATATGACCAACAACAAATATCCTTTTGAATTAGTTTTTGACGATAGATATTTGAACAAATCTGTTAAGCCTAAAGAAATTGAAGAAAGCTTAAATAACAAGTTCTTAAAAGCCGAAGAACAATTATCTTTTATCGAAGCTTCTTTACCTGAAGATGAATTACAGGCAGAACAAGTAATCCAATTGTTCTGCAAAACATTGGATCTAAGCAAAGCTACGGAACGTATCAACGAGATCAAGGAAGCTAAAGCAAAGCTTCAAGAAAAAGTAAATGCTCAGATTGAACAATCTAAGCAAGCTCAAATGGAAAGAGTAAATGCAGTTCCTGTTCAAACTCAAGTGAATGAGGTTCCAAGTCAAACAAAGCCTAACAGATATTGCGTGTTCAAAATGGAAGGCCCTATGGAAGAACTACAAGCGTACAATCCATTGTTGAACAAATTTATTAAAGAACACAACGTTAAAGTAACAATTTTAGAAAAGGGAGAGTGTTAACATGATTCAAAACAATATTGCTAAAAAGCCACAGGCTTCATTCGCATCTTACGTAAAGTCTGATGCAGTACTTGCAAATATCACAAAAACTTTAGGAAGTGCAACAAGAGGAAAGAAATTTGTTGCATCCATTATCAGTGCAGTTAATACGGATAAGAAATTAATGGAATGTGATTTTCCAACGATTATAAGTGCAGGAATCGTAGGTGATTCTTTGAACTTATCACCTAGTCCACAGTTAGGACACTACTACATGGTGCCATTCAGAGACACTAAGAACAATCGTACAGTCGCTACATTCCAACTTGGATATAAAGGTTATCTTCAATTAGCTATTCGTTCAGGTCAATATAAGAAAATCAATGTTGTAGCAGTTAAGGATGGGGAATTATTAAGCTATAACCCATTTACAGAAGATATTGAAGTAAGAGCTATTACTGACCCATTAGAACGTGAAAAAGCTCCTACTATTGGATATTACGGAATGTTTGAATTGACTAATGGATTCACTAAATCAATGTATTGGTCAAAAGAAACCATGGAAGAACACGCTCAGAAATATTCTAAAGGGTATGCAGCTCATAAGGGATATACATTTTGGGAAAAAGATTTTGACGGAATGGCATTTAAAACAATCTTACGTCAATTAATTTCTAAGTGGGGAATTATGAGTATTGAAATGCAAACTGCAATTGAAACAGATATGTCATTCAAGGATGATGTAAGTTCTGAACCTGTTTATTTCGATAGTGAAGAAAATCAACAAGTAGAACAAGTTCAAGTATATCAAGAACAAACATATCAAGAACCAGAGGGTGTAAGTCTTGTATAAATCAAAACGTAGTAAAGCTACAGATATAGATTTAAAAACTAGAAAGTTGGTAAAAGAAAGAGATCAAATGTGCATATTTTGTGGGAGTACATACCGCATTGAATTAGCACACACAATTCTTTCAAGAAGCAATGGCGGACTAGGTTGTGAAAAGAACCTAGTCTGTGCTTGCCAACGTTGTCATAGAATCATGGACTCAGAAAGTCCTAAAGGAAAGAAATTGAGAGAGATTGCAATTAAGTATTTAGAGCGTATATATGGAAGGATTGATGAGGAAGATGTCAAATACTCAAGAGATATGGAAAGACATTAATGGATATGAAGGCATTTACCAAGTTAGTAATAAAGGAAGGGTTAGAAGCTTAGATAGAAAAGTGTGGAATTACACAAAAAAAAGCAAAATTCTGAAGCCACAAGATAACGGACATTCTTACTTAAATGTTGGATTGCATAGCGATAGTGGTGTAAACAAACACGCATATATCCATAGATTAGTTGCAGAAGCTTTTATTCCTAATCCTGAAGGAAAACCAGAGGTAAATCACATTGACTTCAACAAAAGAAACAATTGTGTAGAAAATCTTGAATGGGTAACAGAAGAAGAAAATAAAAAACATTATAGATTTTCAATAAGAATGAGAGAAGCAGTAGATACTAGAGAAAACAAGAAGATGAATCTTTATTTTTCGAAAATAAGAGATAACAAATCAAGAATACTCAATCTTTACAATGACGGAAAAACAATAAAAGAAATTTCAAAAGAAACAGGACTTGGTAAAGATTTTGTTTCAAATGTACTTTCTCTATTTGTAGATGAGGTGAAATATGCTAAGTCAAAATGAATTATTGTATAAATACAACCCATTTAAAGTTAAACATTGGAAAGATGAAGAAATCCAGGAACAACTTTCAATCCTAGTTGATGCTTATATCTCTGATGCAGAAACAGTAATGGAAATGGCGTTAAATGTCGAAAACCTAGCGAATCAAATGTTCTTGATTGGTGAAATGATAGCTAGGTTACAAGAAAGCTCGAACATCTTAAAAGCAGATATTGAGAACAAAATGAATCAAGCGATTTACGTAGAACGCAGCACATGGGAACGTGACCATGGAAAAGCACCTAGCATTAAATATTTTGAAGCTTTAGCAGGTCAAAAAGTATCTGAGGAAAAATCA